ACCCAATTGAATGAGCACATTAGCTTCATAATCCTGAAGGTCTTGCACAGATCCAGCTCGACCAGAGCAAAGATCTTTCAAAAATTTAACTTTTGGCATTTTCTCTACTCAATAAAAAGCCCCTAAAATTAGGGGCTTTTGCATAAATTAATTAAGTAAACTGGACATAACCCGCTGCAACACCACGAGGCTTCCAACGAATAAATCGCTCACCACGAATCGCAATCAAATCACTTTGATACAAACTCACCCAATTCGGTGCTGCATCAGTACCCGTATTAATGGATGCTTCAGAACTAATTGCAAAATCAACCGCACCGTCATCAGCCAGAAGAATTTGAGATGGAATAACCAATACGATCTTATCAGCACATGCAGCCTTTGGCACCATTGATATTCATACCCTCAAAGTACTTCTTACCCAAGGCATCACGGAGCACACTTAATTTTGCAGCGCGAGTTTCTGACATTACCCATGTTGCACCTTCCAATGTTAGGCCAGCATCAGTTGCCTGTTTAATAACAGCAGCAAGATCCGTTTCAATTGCAACGCCAGTTTCACCAGTACTCGGAATTGCTTCAACACCATTTAAAATGGATGCTGGGCTATCCGTAGATTCAGCTTTCGCTGGATCAAAGAATTGACCATCAATAAATGCTGCAGTTGATTTAAGTAAATCATCCAAAACGAGCCCATCAGCTTTTGGATTTGAAAAACGCACCAACTCTTCAGAAAGCATAACAATCCCTGCGACTTTAGATTTAGTTAAAGTCACACTACCAAAAGTTGGATTAGTCACAGGTTTAGTTTTTGCTTCCCCTACCCAACCAACAGTTGATGCTCCAGTTTGTGAAGGAATTTTGACATTAAAAGGGACTTGACGCATTTTTGAAGCTAATTTATCGACAGCAGTTTTACCGCGCAGCAATTCGATAAATTCACCAGAAAGCACCTGGAAATCAACCAATGATGCACCAAATGTAGCTTCAGATGTTGTGCCAACTAAAGCTTTTTGAGTCACTGCATTTTTTACAATCTCTGGAGCACGCCATGAATCGAGCACTTGCGTTGCTGTTACAGCACCTTTACTTAGTGCTGCAACTGCTTGTGCCTTAATAGCAATTGCAAAGCCAATACCTGGTGGCAAATTACTTTTTGTTTCAACAATTGGAGGTTTGCCTTGAGTCGAATTTAAGCCTTTTTCAGAAGTACCGCCTTCAACTGGAACTGTCGTACCAGGTAAGTCAACTTGAGATTTTTGAATTTTTTCCAATCGAGCAAGGTTTGCTTCTAAGTTTTTGATTTCAGCTTCATAACCTTTGATCGTTTCTTCATCAACACCTTCAGGTGTTGAACCATTATCGTTAGCGGCTTTTGTCATGATGTCTGACATTTTCTTCATACGATCATTGATCGTTGCTTTGATAGCATCAATATGTTCTTGCAAAGTCATACGAGTTTCACTCCAGTAGATTTAAATTTTGGTGTTTCAAACAGCTTTACTCCGCCCACTTTTGGTACTGGAGCTGTTGAATTGGTTGATTGAGGTGGTTTGCACGGCAAAGACTTTGCTTGCTGCTCAATATTCTGTTTATTTGGCTGATCGGGATGGCAGAGTGTCTTAATGCCAGTGATTGTTGCTTCCTGATTCGCAGGAATCGTGACAGCGGATAATTCATACCAATCCCATTTGATGAACTTATATCCCCAAGTACCTTGAATATCAGCCACTTCAAGCCCACGAAAACCAATTGAAAGCCCACGAACTAGGCCCGTTTTAATGCTGTCCCAAGCTTCTTGCAGACGCTTTTTCAGTTCGTCTGATTCAACTTCTTCTGGTTTTACTAACTGGATGACAACCTTAATACCTTCGTCAGTAACTTGAGCTTCAGTGACTTTGCCAATTGGTTGTCGCTTATCGTGCTGCCATAAAAATGGAACTGGCAATGTGAACTGCGCTCCTTTTGGCTCAACAACATCATCAACACGGTCAGGCGTTGGCGTTGTTGCAATACCCTCAAGCTTCCACTCTTCATCATTGACCGACTTAACTTCGAGTAAGCTATAAGCAAGCTTCATCGCTTTTTTACTCCTTGGTTTTACTTCGCTTTGAGCCTGCTTGAAGTGCTTCCAACTTTTCACAAGCCAGGCCCCGTAATGGTTTTGCAGGCTCCATTGTCGCCCAATTTCTTGCTTTATATTTTCATTTCGTGTCATACAAAATACACCCCATAGCTTTCTGTTGGCGTTTCAGGATTTTGAGACATAATTGCACACGCATTCATTGACGCCATCAATGGGTCAATCTTGCCACGTCCAGATTCTTGTTTAGTAATCATCAAAGCATTTCCCTTCAGTACACCTTTTGCATTACCCACGCACCAGTTCATCATGCGCTGGCCAGCATGTAACAATTCACCTTCTGCAAGTTTCCACTCTAATGTTTGTGCATATCCTGAAAGCATATAACCTTGTGGCACTGCAACCATTTTCTCAAAATCAACACCTTCAGCAATTAAGCCGTCTTGCATTGAAGGCATACCCAATTTATCCATGCCGATGGCATGTTTTTCTGGAAGTTTCCCACTGTTATTTAAACGTTTAATAATTTTTCCAGCTTGCGAAATTGCTTCGCCCAAATTTTTGACAATGGTTAAATCACCATCATCCTTAAAATCAAGTAATGCTGGTGCAATTTCCTTACGTCTTTCCAAAACAATTTCATGCGCCCAGGCTTTAGTCCAAAGATACCAGCGACCTCGATCATCTTTATCCCTCCCCATGACTGCCATACCAAACAAGTCGTCCAAACCACCACCATCAAGCCCTACAACAATGACATCACTCAAATCAATGATTGTTTCAATAACCAATCTTTCCTTGTAAGCACATGTCATCCAAAAGTCTGCACCTGCCCAACGATCTGCACGCTTATTCAGACCAATTTCAACATTCAAATACTTTGCTAGAAAGATTTGAACTGAATCTGCACCGTTTTCTTTTGCCTGCTCATACTTGTTCAGCAAAAAGCGGATATGCGTAGAACGACCAAGGTTTGGATTAGTCACATAGAAATAATCTGGGTTCAAATAGCTTTCATCATCAATCAAGCTTTGCGGAAACTCATACAGTAGGGGCAAAAAAGATGGATTATTAATTTCACCATCACGTACTTTACGAGCATAGTCTAATTTCTTTTTGAATATCCCAGCTGGCGGTTCATCTGACTGAGTAGATAGCCAAATCAAAAAACCTTCAGGGAAAGATGCCATACCACCCGTTGCTTCCTCAAGCATCGGCTCGGCATTAGCACGTTTACCAAAAATCCAAAGCTCATCAACAAGAATATATGCACCTTTTTTACCACCCACCGAACCAGTATCCGCTGCCACAACAGACAAAGTTGCCTTGGTTTTTCTATGCGTTACAGTGCGAGTATGCTCAGACACGCTAAACAGCGCCTTCAATTTGAGATCTTCGCGAATCATGTCTCGAATTGGTTTAAAAGAATTATCAGCAACCTCTTTCGTTGGTGCCAAAATAATAAATTCAGCCGAATGTCGGTCATTTAAAATAATCGCTGTCAGCATGATGCCTGCGGCAAGTGTAGACTTCGTATTTTTCTTACTGATCAGTAGAAAAAATTCGTTAATTAAGCGCTCATTTTTTTCGTAGTCATAAGCGCCAAAAATCACACCAACAAAATCTAGAACCCACTGCCCTGTAACTTCGCCAACTTTCGGCTTGCCTGCAACATCAACTAACGTAAGTTTTTTAAATACGTTTAGAGCCATTTCGGCTTCATCTGGATATAACGGCTTGCAAGCAATCAGTGATTCTTTTGCTAGAATCTTCTTTTCCCAATCTGGGCAAGCTGTAGTCCAAATTGGGGACATTGAAGACATATCAACTCACTCTTTGCTGGCCTCGCGCTGCTCGCTGATTTCCAGCTGTCGCAAAGTCATCATCATTTTCAGAAACATCATCTGCTGCAGCGTCACGGCCTTGCTTGATACCCATTTCTCCAACTTTGCCAAACTCATAAGGCAAAGCAGCTTTAGCCGCTTCAATACGAACTTTCCGTTCTAATCGGGAGTTTCTATAAACTGATCGCAAAAACTCAAGCGAATTTGTTACACTCTCCATCTCTTTGATGTCGGCTTGTATTGCAGCTTCACCAAGAGGCATAGATTCAAATACAAAGCCCGCCCCCTGCCCCCCTGATTTTAAAAGCCCGTCCAGATAAGTTAATACCTCGGGATCTTTTGCTAATTGACTGCCTTTTGACCCTGCTGACTTTTCTGAATAGCCCGCTTCAATAGCTGCCTGCTTATTGGACAATTGGCGACCATCTTCACCAGTTTTCAACTTAGCATGTGCGAATTTTTTCATCTGTTCAGTCAAAGCCATTTTTTCACCTTAAAATCTGAATTTTTTGAAAAATTAATCTAAATTTATGATTTTCAATAAATAGTTTATTTACTTTTCCGAAAATCGACGTTTTTTTTACAAATGAGAATAGGGGGCGGTGTCCGCTTGGACCCAAATTTTTAAAATTTCATACCCCCCACGGGTTTTAAGCTGCACCAATATGATGCAAGTTATTCATTTTATTAAGATGTTCCACGAAAACCTTAAGAGAATGAATATCTTTGTATGTTCCACGAATTAAAAATCCCTGCCGTTGCCGACAGGGATTTCATTCATTCGAGTCACATCAAATCTTCGTGCTTAACGTTTCATCACCCAACGGCTTCATCAAGCAGAAGCTAGGCTTATTGATTGGCAAGATGCGAACCTTGCACAGTGTTAGTCGGTCTTAGTGTTCACCCAAAGCTATTCACGAGTACCGAGACACCACCCTACTAGCTCTCCACTTTCAGATTTATGTATCGCCTACAGATTCAATCAATGGCCGTCTATTCCGAGCTGCCAACATAGAACCACGCTAGCGTGTGCAGGTTCTGTATGTTCAATTAATCCTTGATGCGTTGCAGTCCGATCTGCTTCAATTGCTCATCACTCAGGTCATGGATGTTGCCGATATCAATAGAGCGTAGTTCAACATGCAATGGAATCTGGTCTAGAAATTTAGGAGTAACTTTTAAATCTAAAGACCATAGCTGCTGATCCACACCTGCCTTCAATGTAATTTCTTGAATGCCACGGATACGAGAACCATCCTCAAGAACTACATGTGACCCCATGCATGCAGCGCCATCTGGTATTTCAAATCTTACTATCTGCCCCATTATCGACCCTGCCCTTGTTTACTTTCCTGTAATGTTTTCTTGTCATGGCATGGCTTGCATAGTGACTGTAAGTTGTCCATATCATCCGTACCACCTTGAGCCTTGTTGACAATGTGGTCACACTCAAGATTCATAGTTACTCGTTGGCACTTGCAACAAGTCCAGCCATCACGCACATGAACCG